TACAACATAAGTATTTAATACTTGTATATTTAGATAATATATGTTATATTAAGTTATGATAAAAAAGAGGACAATATGGAAATATTAACAAAAAGAGGATATGATTTCTTTTTAGTTACGTCTGCTATGCAGAAAGCAATTAGGCGTGGTGATGCAAAAATAGCGGGATATTTTGCACTTGAATTATTCCACTCTAATTATATTAGTTATTTGTGGAAAAGATTATTTACCATTAGTGCCGAAGATTGTTATGGAGTAATTACTAAAGAAATTGACGCTCTCTATAATGGTTTTAAACTTGTTAATGATAAAAATGATAAAAAGGAGCCAAAAGGCAGAATATTTATTTCTAAAGCCGTAATATTATTGTGTGAAGCTAAGAAAAATAGGGATGCTGACCATTTGCAAAATCTGGTTTATGATAAAAAAATATCAATTAGTGATAGTGAAATAAATGATTATCTTAAAGAATGTGAAAGTGATAAAAAGTTAGATGTGCCAAAATATGCGTATGATTGTCATACCATAGCTGGTAAAATGTCAGGTAAAACAAAAACAAATTTTCTTAAAGACGAACTAAAATCATTAAATCCTCGTGAAATTGGCTTATTTGATGATTTGGTAGAGAGTCTCTAAATGAAAATATAAAGATTATAAACGACAGAAGAACGACAAATGATAAATGGCAGGTAAGGGTCAACCAAGAGAACATCTGATGAAGGTTGGTAAGAAATTTAGTAAGGATTACCAGCCAGACCGAAGTCTAACACCTACAATAAAAATTGCTGATATAATAAAAAGAGAATTAGACCAGCCAAAGAAGGTAAAAGTAACTGGTGAAGACCCCTTAACAGGTAAGCCAGTAACAGTTATAATTACTACACCTAATCGAGAAGTATTAGCAAATGTGTTAATAAAAAAAGCTGCAAGTGGTGATATGCGAGCAATGGAAATAATATTAGATAGGAGTGATGGTAAGTTACCAACACCAATAGCAATGTCTGGCGGGTTGGAATTATCACCTAAGTCACGTCAAGAGCTTAATAGTCTTGAAGATTTGGGAATTGATGAGGCGGAGTTTAACGAGATTGATTAAATAAATAAAGTTTAGATAGCCAATAATGCCAATAGTGTCATATGTGTAACATTAAATAAATAAAGTCTAAATTGAATAACCTTAAAATAGCAAAACTAATATTGTCTGGTCAGTTTGATGCTCAGATAGGTAGTATAATCAAAGAGCGTGATTTAGATATAACTGTTAATGACCATCGGTATAAAACTGCGGCGGCGATCGAACCTTATTACTTTGTTAAGAAAATACTCAATTATCGAAAACTTATAATGAATCCGCATTATGAGATGTGTAGTGAGATGCGATTTGATAAAGACAAGCGCATAATGCGATTAAGACCACGTGGTATATTCAAGACAACTATTTATGTTATAGCCAAGATAATTGATTTGCTTATAATCAATCCTAATTTAAACATACTAATTGCAATGAACTCTTCTACCAATGCTCAGAATGTATTGTCAGAAATCAAAAGTCATATGACGATTAATGAGAGATTTACCTATTTGTATGGTAATTGGGCAGAAGGTTCGCCACGCTGGAAAAGTGATAGTATAATAGTTAATCGTGCCAGAGAATTGAGAAAAGAAGGGACTATTGATGCTGTTGGAATGGATACTAAGATAGTATCTCGGCATTATGATTGGATATTTTTGTCAGATGTTGTAGATATGCAAGATAGAGATTCAGCTGCTAAGAGACGGGATACACGATTGTTCTGTTCAGATGTATTTGACTTGGTTAAAGATGAGAATACGCCTATTTGGATAGACGGAACATATTGGCATTTTGATGATTATTATCATTATGTAACTGAAGAGTTGAATGAGACGTTATCTAAAAATGGCTTCCAGCCTTTTAAAGTTGTTATAAAGCCTGTGCATTATAGAAAAAAGTTAGGCGATCCGCCAGAGCTTGATGGTAAGTTGCGTTATCCTCAAATATTCAGTGAAAGTAGGATTAATAAATTGCTGATTGAAAAGGGGATTGTTCAATATTCGGCGCAATATGAGTTAGAATGTTTGGCTGATAAAACTCAAATATTCAAAAGAGATGCGATGCATACTTTTAAAATGGCTGGAATAATTAGGGAGAAATGCAGAGTAATCGGGTATCACGACCCAGCGCTTGGTGAATCGGAAAAAGCCTGTTTTGCGCCTATAATCACTGGTTATATTGCTGATTATGATGATGCTGAAAACAATATAAAGAAAGGTGAAATACTAATTGTTGATATGTATGTAGAGCGATTATCGCCAAGTGAAGGCAAGGTAGTAATAGCTAAACTTCACGATATACATAATTACGCCATAATGGGCTGTGAGAGAAATGGATTTCAGAAGGTATATGCTGATGGATTAATAACAATTCAGTTAGGTAACAAAACTGTCAGAGTGCCAATCTATCCGATTTTGAATGACCAATCAAAATCAACTCGGATTGAATCATTTGAACCATACTATACCAATGGAGCGGTTAAGTTTAGAGAAGATTGGCGAACCGCACCTAATAATTATCGTGAAGGCTTGAGCCAGCTATGGAATTATCCACTTGACGAATACAGAGATGTGCCAGATGCATTAGAAGGGCTAATCCAAACCGCCAGACAGTCAAATGTAAGTATAGCATGAACACGCAAATTGTTTCAAATAGAGTTAAAATAGATATTGCTCAAATGTTAATTGCTGATATTGTATATGAACCAATTTTAGTATTATCGCTTGAAATTAAAAATCTTAAATCATTTCCAGAAAAAGTTAAGATTAAAACTGGCGATAAAACTCATAGCTACGTAATAAACGATTGAATATGACTAAATACAGACCAGAAATGCAATCAATAACAGAAATATCAAAGAAGAGTGGAATATCTATTTCTACGATTTTACGCTGGATAAATTCAGGCAAACTTGAAAGTGAAAAGGTTAATCGGAAAAAGTTGACATTGATTAATATATATCAATTTGTAAATTGTGCTCATAAACATTATCGTTATACTATGAACAGCAGAGCTGGTAAACATTGGACTGAAGAGGATAGGCTAAATCCTATTGGTCGTTCAAAAACTGCAATCAGGTTGAGAAAATATCGGGATAATATGAGATTAAATTCTATTGAACATAATAACAATAAAGAATAATTTATGGACGATGTAATCCAAAATCTTAATATAATTTTTCTTATAACATTCATTGTTTGTTTGATAATTGTTGTAGCGGGTATATATTTGTATTGGTTACCAGCGAAAGATGCTGGAGTTGAATTGACAAATGAGCAGAAGTTTAAGAGGAGGTTAGTGAAGATAGCTGGAGTTGGTGGGACTATTGCATTTCTCTTGATATTTTTCATTACAGTAGGAGTTATGATCTGGGGTGTTCTTAGATAATATATTAACATCAATAGGATATAAAATAGATAAGCCAGAAAGAATTATCACTTCTGGCTTTGGCAATTCATACCCACAATTGTCTAATGATTCAAGGGGTTCGTATGGAGATGCTTACGGAGCAGTTGCGTCCGTATATCGCTGTGTCAGAGCAATTCAAAACACAATGTCAGCATTATCTTTGAAAGTTTATGATGCGGATACCGATGAGGAATATGAGTTAAGTAAAATAAAAGCATCACCAGACTTGCAGGTGTTCATAAAGCCTAACAAATGGCAAACCTATTACGATTTTTGGGAGATGCATTGGGGATATATGGAATTACAAGGTGAATGTCCCTGGTTGTTGATTCGTAATAGTCTTGGTTTGATTAGAGGGATATATCCACTAAAACCTTCATTAATTGAAGTCATTCCAAGTGCTACTGATTTTGTTGAAGGCTATGTATTCTATTCCAATGGTGAAAATATCAGCCTCGAGCCTCAAGATATACATTTTTGGAAGTATTTCAATCCTAATAATCTGTGGCGGGGGTTATCACCAATACAGGCAGCTGAGATGGATGTTAATCTTGAAATATATGCGCTGAGAAGTAACATTTCGGCATATAAGCACGGCGCACGTCCTTCAGGTGCTATGATAACTAAATTGCCAGCGACATCAATAGATGTTGAAGAGTTAGAAGATAAATTCAATAAAAAATATGCTGGTTATGATAAATATGGTAAAGTTGTATTTGTGTCTGGTGGAGATTTTACTTTTCAGCCGTTCCAGTTGACTAACAAGGACATGCAGACTATCGAACAGCGTGGGTATAGCGATGCGCAAGTTGGTCAAGTATATGGCGTTCCGCCTGCTATGAGGATGCAATTCAAAGATAGTTCAGTGATTCAAAATACAGAAATACAGAACCGTTTGTATTGGGATAATACCATTCTACCGAAGATGGAGCGCACTGAGCAAATAATGAATCAATTCATTGTGCCACAAACGACATTAAAAAAAGTATATGTTAAGTTTGATCAGTCGGAAATTAACTCAATGCGTAAGAATTTAGTGCAGTTAGCGCAAGTATATCAAATGGCGTATAATTGTGGTGCGGCAACGCCTAATATGATAATTGAGAATGTGCTTGGTAAGCCACCAGTTGATGACCCTGCTATGGATAGTTTTTACAGCAATCCTATGATGTTACCTTCTACTCAATTAGGTAAATCCACTAATGAATTAACTAATAAAATTAATCACATTTTGCAAAGCACAGGGCAAGTAAATTTATTCACTTTATCAAAAAAGGTAGGTGAAATAAAAGACTTAGCTGCTAAGAATAAAGATATAGAAATTCATATCAAATCACGAGCGCAATTTAACAGGCTTTCTTTAGAGCATAGGAAGTCATTTAGCAAGAAATTAGGCGAATTGTTTCAAGGTCAAAAAGAAGAGGTATTAAAAAAACTCAATGCGCAAAAATCATATAAGGCTATTAATCCGTTAGAAGTTCAATTTGATTTTGACGTATGGGTAAAAAAATTCAAGGATGTAGGTAAGCCAGAAATAACAGCTGCTCTTCAAGATGCAATGCGCAATTTAGCTAATGAGGTAGGAGAAACTAATATTAATTTGAGCAACCAGCGTATCAATAATTATATCGGTTCACGTGTTGATTTGTATGCAGGTTCGGTGAATGATACATCAAAAAATGCTATAGACCGCATCCTTGCTGACGGAGTTAGTGCTGGGTTAAGCATTGATGAGATGGCTATTCAGATTTCCACTTATTTTGATATTGCAAGTAAAGGTCGGGCTCAAACAGTAGCGCAGACCGAAGTGGTAACATCAATGAATTTTGGGCGATTAGAATCTATGGGACAACTTGGATATAATAGTCATAGATGGGTAACTCAACGAGATTCCGATGTTAGAGAGAGCCATGCAAGCGCAGATGGGCAGGTAGTAAGAGTCGGAGAAGAGTTCACCGATTTGGGAGATGATTATAATGGTGATCGCACTTATCCAAGTGATTATTGTGAGAGATGTTTTACAATTCCAGTAAAGGACGAGGAATAAAATGAATAAGTTATGTTATAAGGTTGGTAATGTTCGTAGTAATCCAGGAGAGCCTATTAGGTTTAGGCTGACCGAAAGAATAGTTGACCGAGACAGTGAAGTTATTGAACCAAAAGGCGTAAGGTTAGATAACTATATGGCTAATCCTGTTGTATTATGGGGTCATAATCGTGATGAGTATAAGCCTGCTATCGGTAAAATACTAACTAATAGTATCGAGCAAACTGACGAATATATTGATGCGGATATTGTGTTTGATATTGTTAATGATCCATTTGCAGCTATGATAGAAGGTAAGGTTAGGGATGGATTCCTTTCCACTGGCTCAATCGGATTCAATGTCATTACAATATCAAGTGAGCCTGTGTTAGAAGGGCAGAAAGGCGCAACGCTTAAAGAAATAGAGTTGTATGAATTTTCGATTGTGAATGTTCCAGCTAATATAGGTGCATCTCGTAAAGATTATGAGGCTTTCTTTGATGAATGTGAGAAATTAGGCGCTAAAGTTGACCGTGATAGTTACTTTGAAAAATACGCAGAGTATTTCAAGCCTGAAGGTGGCGGATGGGACGAAACGGATAATATGATCCGATATAGAGTTCGTGAGCCTAAATTATTTGTCGAAGGTTCATTCCGCAGTGTTCCAATAAAGAAAGACAAACCACGTGTAAATTCGCTAATGGGAAAATTAAAAGATAATCCTGATGTGATGACAATTCAAAGTCTATCATTTCCAAAAGAAGATGACTGGACGCTATCAAAGGCTAAAGATTGGTTAAAAGACCACCAATCGCTGTTAAAACAATATACTGAAGAGACTGAAGATAAAATAGGACAGGCTATTAGTGCAGCTAATCGTCAGACAATCCAGAGTTGTATTGATGAAATAGGTAGGACTATAAAAACAATGAAGTCGCTTACCACCACTCTTAATGAATTAATAGTGGCAGGACAACAACAGCAAAACTCTAATGATGTAATTAACGTAAAGTTAGATGAAATTGCTATTGAGTTGAAAAATATAATTAATAGCAATCCTAAAATAGAAACTATTTTGGAGAAATTAAGTAAGATATGAATAATAAACCAGAGGCTTTGAAAGTCCGAACACTCATAATAAAATGAAAGGCTAAAAATGAGTGAAGAAACCAAGATGACTACCGATCAGAAAGTAGATGAATTGAAAAGCCTTATCCATCAAACTGCTACGGTAGTTGAAACAGAGCTCAAGGATTCTGCTGAAACTAAGCAGAAACTTGCGAAAATGGGTGAAGACATTACCAATTTGACCCGTGATGTCAATGAGTTCAAAACTATTCAAACTCAGATGCTTGAAAAAGTAACTGATGAAGATGACAAGAAAATGAAAATCTTTGACCTTGCGCTAAAGAAATCGGAAATGTTTTCTCGTTGGGGTTATGATAATAACC